ATTTTAGTTTTAAGTGAGATAAGAGCATTAATTAAGAAAGATAGCAGATATAAGACAAAGAAAAGGGTTGAAATGGAGAGCTATTCTGACTATGGTAGTTCGGTAGCTAATAACGCTAAGAGAGGTATTGAATTAAACGATGCTAATGGTAACAAATGTGCAACATCAGTAGGTAAAGTGAGAGCGCAACAATTAGCACAAAACAAACCTATCTCTTTAGAAACTATCAAAAGAATGTACTCTTATTTGAGTAGAGCGGAAATCTATTACGACCAAGCTGAATCAAACTCCGATTGTGGATATATCTCATTCCTATTATGGGGAGGTAAATCAGCATTAAGTTGGAGTAGAAATAAATTAAGAGAATTAGGTGTATTACAAGAGAATGAAGCACAACCATCAGTAGCATCAACTTACCCTGGCCAAGCAGCTAGTGGAAGTGTAGCACCTGCTTTATTAGCAGAAGAAGGTTGTCCTCCAGCAACTTACGATATTAAGTTAAACATAGAGAATAGACAAAAGTGTATAGATGAAGCAAATTACGGACCGCTTAACCCAAACGAACCAAACGAAGAATATTGGCAAGCAAAAGCAGACCAATTCAATGGAAGTAAAGAAGAAGCAAAAAAAGCCCTTTGTGGTAACTGTGCATTCTTTTACAGAACTCCAGAAATACTTAAGTGTATCGCAGAAGGATTAGGTGAAGAAGTAGACCCATACGAAGCAATTGAAGCTGGTGAGATTGGATATTGTGAGGCTTATGATTTCAAATGTGCAGCAAGTAGAACTTGTGATGCATGGGTAGTTGGTGGACCAATAACAGAATAACAATGAATATAAGTTCAGTATATAAGAAGTATTTGAAATTCGCTGAGAAAAGAGTAATGTCACGCAGAGCTCTTAGAACTAAAACCTTAAATTGGAATAGACCATTTAAGCTTTGGGGAACAACTTTGGAAGGTGATAGATACGAAGGTAGAGAGTTATTTTCATTCAATGGACCTTCTCGTTCGCCTGGCGTTAGATACAATTATAACGCTATGGGATATATGATATTCTATGATATGAACAAAGGAGATTATAGAACTTTTGTTTATGACCTTATTACTGCATTTGAGCAGGATGGTGTGAAGTACGATGTAGTTTAGACAGAAGCTAATCCAACCTTATACAATTCTTTTCTGATTATATATTCTTCTACATTAAATCTTTTAGATAATCCTACTATACTATTAGCCCCTTTGTTTGGTATATAGTTCTCAATACAATATTTTATTTCTTCTGGAGTTAGTTCATCTTTATCCCAAAAAGGAATTGCTTTACCTGTTCGTCTCCATTCCCTACTAAACGCAATATAATGTACCTGTAATCGGTTAAATAGTTTTGTGATATAATGTCTATCTATTTTGTACCCATTGATTTCAGTTAAATCATTCATTATATTTCTACGATTAAAATCCTCAATAGAATCTACATCACGTAGAAAATCAATAACTGCCTGTACTACTACATTTCCTTTTTTAGAGGTAACAAATTTATCTTTATTCTCATCCATATAATCTACAAACGCTGCAAGCAATTTAGCTGAATCTTCCATCTCCTCTATTCGGTTAGAAGTATCATCAGCTATATCCCAATTCTCATTTAGGTAATCTAATTTAACTGTTTTCTTTACACCTGTATATGCTCTTGTATTATGAAAGATATAGTAATTACGAGCACATACTGTAAAGTAAGAGAATGCTTTACCTTTACCTGTTTTAATTCTAAACATTCTTTCAGTAAGGTAAGAAGTACAATCCATCATTATATCCAACATCTCACCATCCATATAGGTTGGTTTAACTTTATTGTACATTACTTCAGCAATTTTGGAAATAGCTGGATATATTATACGAAATAATTTATCTCTTTCGTCTTGTGTTTCTACTTTATTATATAATTGGATAGCTTCTTCAACTGATTCGTTAAAGTAGTTTGAAGCACTATTTGGATTTTTCTTACGTGGCATTATAACTTTTGGTTTATACTATAACAAATTTATGTATGATTGTTATATTATCAAAGATACGAAAAATATCTCATAAAAACAAATATTATGCCAATCAAACCAACCGCATCTGAAAATGAGCAAGAATTCATTAGTAGATGTATTAGTGAAGAAGTAAAAGCAGGATACGAACAATCTCAAGCAGCTGCTATATGTTACTCAAAGTGGGATAGGAGAGAACTATCTAAACAAAAGTTTTCAGACCCGCAAAAGAGAGTACAATCTAAATTAAACTTTGAAAAGAAGTACGAAGGTATAGACCTTACAGCATTAGCTGAAGATGGATTGGAGGGAGCTTGTTGGGAAGGATACGAAGCTATCGGCACTAAAATTATGGATGGCAGAGAAGTACCTAATTGTGTTCCAATAAAAGATTAAAAATAATAGGGGAATTTATCTATTCTAAATTGCCATTTATATATTTCTACTTCCCCTATAAGACCCTCTATTTGAGGGTCTTTTTTTTATTAAATTTTCTATAAAAGCTTGTTTGTTTCATATATTTTTCGTATGTTTGTTATATGAGAGAACTACCTAAAACCCCTAAAACAATGACAGATAAAGAATTACAAGACCTGTACGCATCCATCCAAAAGGGATACGATGAACTTATGGAACGAAATAGACAGACACTAGAATGGATGAAAAGTGTTGGATTAACTAAATAATCGTAACTCATTGATTATCAACACGTTATGAAAATCAGCAAAAATAAATGGTAAATCGTTTGGTAGTTTAGTATATTTTTCGTATCTTTACATAAATAAATAAATTATGGAAGATAGAATATTATCATTAGAACGTAGGTTAATGGCTCTATTAAACAGCCTGCCTAAAGAAATGCAGGATAGAGTAGAAGAAGAAAAGTTTATAATGAGGAAAGAAACTGGTACAAAGTACAAAGTACAATTCCTTATTGAAACTGATAAAGGTACTAAACCTATTACAATAGATAACATTTGGGCATGGTCTGATGCTGATGCTATGTATGTTGGTAGTGTAGTGTATGTAAAGCCGGAGATGGATAGATTACAATCAGAAGGTAAGATTCGATTTTATAAAATAATAAACAAAAAAATAATGTAACTTATGAAATTAAGTAAAGCTAAAAATCAAAGGATTGAAGCGTATTTAGATATGTTAGAATTCAATTGTGATGTTAAGAGTTGTTATAGTGGGGAAGATTATGTAAAAGTTGTTAGTAGATTAAATGTAATAAAAGATATATCCAACAGCTATATGTTATCTGATAAACCTATGCTGCGATTTTTAGAGTCTATATTTGATAGTAATAAAATAAACTGGTCATAAAAATAAAATAAAATAATATGTTAAAAGAAATACAACAAAAAACTTCAGCCAATAGAAGTGAAAGTATTGGACATTTGCTATCACCAAAACCTACAATTGATATTTCATTGTACGAAGGTCTTACTGCGGATTACAATGATATAATCCTTCATAGGACCGATGGTAAGAGAGAAGTACTTACATTGAGAGATGTAGAGGATTTAGGTACTGAAAAACTAATGTATGGTGTATCATCTGCTGGTTGGGTTGTATATGTTCATAGTAGTAAGGACAGTGTAGAATACATTAAATGTTTTAATAGTACTGATGTGATTACTACATTATCTCAATATAAAAAGAAGTTTATATAAAAAATTATCCACATTTTTCAGCTTTGGGAAAACTACTTAGTATTTATATGTAGGATAAAAATAAAACAAAATGGCAAAACAAAAGAAAATCTTTCGTAGGAAGATTACATCACAATTCGTAAGAATCCAAAATGATATATTAATCAATGAAACTCTTAGCTGGAAGGCTAAGGGTTTATTGTGTTTTATGTTGTCAAGAAAGGATGATTGGGACTTCCATAAGGTACAAGTTCAAAAGTATTCTAAAGATGGTAGAGATGGAACTATAAGCGCTTTTAACGAGCTTATTAAAGCTGGTTATGTAAAACAAATTAGAAAGAGAGATAAAGGTAAGTTTGTAGGGTTTGATTATTATGTATCGGATATTCCGTTTACGGAAAAACCGAATACGGAAAAACCGAATACGGAAATCCCACCACTAGTAACTACCCAGGGAAATAATACGGAGTTAAGCAAGACTAAGTTAAAGAAAGACTGTAACAGTATACCAGGAAACAGTGTCACTACTAATGCTGAAGTTCTATATCAAAAGTTTTTAAGAGGGGAAATACAATTAGCTGAAATAGAAAATTATGCAAATAATAAGTAAAATGCTTGGTAGTTTGGAATTTATTTCGTATCTTTACATTAATAATAAAATAAATAAAAATGGTAAGAAAAGAAATTGTACAAAATGATAATACTGATATTACTCTTGAAGTAATTAAGCAGGATAATGGTTTAGTTGAATTATCAATAACTTATGGTAATACTCCTTTTTCAATTATGTTAGATAGAGATGATGTATCAGCTTTAATAGATGAATTAGCATTTACAAGATATAAAACAAATTAATATGTTAGAAGTTAAAAAAACAAATGAGGGTATTGTACTATCCCTATCATTTCAGTTAGATAAAGAAGATGCTACTGAATTGATTAAAGATTTACAGGCTTATGTAGATAGAGCTACATTCAAAGGAATTAAAGATTCAGATATTGATTGGGAAGCTTATGAAGAAGCTAAGGCTCAAAATGAATCTAAGAATAAATTAGCAGAAGAGATGAAAAGAGTTTTTGTAGATGTATTTGATACAGAGTATTTAGAAACCAAATTTGCTACAACATATAAATTGGATGCAATCAATAGAGAAGTAGAGATATTAAGAAAGAAATTAAATAAACAATAATATGAATTTAGACGAAATTTTAAGTAAGAAATCAAACGAAGTGACCAAAGAAGAAATGGCATTTGTATTTGAGAATTTAGATTGGGCAAAGTTAGCAGCAACATACGCTGATAATTTAGGTGATGTAGACTTCCAAATCCCATCGGAAGAATTAAAGAATTACATTAGAGAAGAAAACAAAAGCGCAGAGTAGGATAATAATATGTTACATAGTTTTATATTTATAATAAGTTACGGTTTTTTAGAATTGCCATTTTGGATTTTCCGTAACTATTATCCTATATAGCTGAGGGGCTGGTATCATTTCCAGCTCCTCTTTTTGTGCTTTCCTAAACTACTAATATTTATACATACAAAACAATATACAATGGCAAAGATTGAAATTAAAGATTTAAGAGGATTCCCTGATTACTACGCTGGTAGTGATGGATTAATCTATACAACAAAGGTATCACCAAGATATAATCCAAAAGGTGAACTAAGAGTACTAAGACCACGCACACACCCATCAGGTTATTTATACTATGGATTATTCATAGGTAAAGGTAAAACAAAAAAAAGATTATGGAGACGTGGCCATCGTTTGATAGCTGAAGCATTTATCGGACCTATACCAAGCAAAATGGAAATCAATCATGAAGATGGTAATAAACATAATAATCACCCTGATAACTTAGATATAGTAACAAGACATGATAATCTTATTCACTATCATAGAATACTAAAACCACAAAGAAATGTGCATAATTAAACTCGGCAATATAGTAGATGGATTAATCAACGTAATCACATTAGGACATGGGAAAGATTTAGCAGGATGGATAGCTAAACGATTCTTTAATTCAGATGATTGTGGCTGTGAAGCCAGACGAATCTATTTGAATGAACTATGCGGATGTAACGAAGGAATAAAATTATAATAATATGGAAGAACAAATACCACAACAACCACCTGTACCAGAAAGCAAATACGCACCGCTTAACTTACAGGAGTTTCAAGAACTAAAAGAACACTTAGAAGGAATTAAATCTTTCCTTCCCGAGCATCTAATGGGTACTCTATGGAGCAAGTGTAATGCAATAAGAGGTGAAAGAATAAATCAGCCGTGTAGCTGTAAATCATCTTCTGGGTTATGGGGAGCATGTGTTGCTGATTTAAGAAAATTTGTTAATGAGAGAAGCTAAGCAATTAGAAAATACAAAGAGATTAGAAGTACTTT